GTATTAATCTTATAGATTCCCGGCTCATATGTTCCTTTTTCCGGCTGCTTCGGTGTGTCCGAGGACGCACCGCTGATGAGCCGCTTAAATCTATCCCAGTCGCCGTGCGCCATGATCTGGCTCGGGCACTGTTTGCTGCAAATGTCATAATGCCGGTACACACGGCTCGCCGGGATGCCGGTCTCCCGCATGATCTCTTTGACGACCGTGGCTGTGTTCTGGAAGGCCTGCTCATAGTCATATCCTTTTTGCACGCACATTTCCACGCCGATGCTGCTACGGTTTCCATATTTTCCAAACAGATTCGTTCCTCCGTAATTGACGCCTACATGCCAGCATCCGCGGCTGTGTGGTGCTGCCTGGTACGCCGTTTCTCCATCATCAACGTAATAGTGGGCAGACATATTGGACAGCTCACCATTATGCTGCGCTTCTGCATGTGTTTGGGCATCTGCACCTGCTCTGAAATTATCCGTATTGTGTACCACGATACACCGTGGATCGTTTTCGGCGTAGGTGTTCTGATCGCTGATATAGGATCTGTCAATTTTCATTTCTATTTCCTTTCTCCGGCAGATTTGCGCCGGCGCAAAAAAAGGACGGCCGTCAGCGCCCTCACTCTGTTTTTTGTGTCTGCTTGATGATCTGGTTTACGTAGTTACTAAGACCCGCCACAAGGATTCCCTGCGTGACCGCTGTAAATACTGCCATTGCCGCCTGCTGACCGGTGCACACCTCACTGGTGGCCAGCACCCAAATCGCGCAAAGTACAATGCTCACGCCGCCGAGAATCAGAGGGATATATTTATCCTTTACAGCCTGCGCCTGTTTCAGTCCCATGCCCAGGAAGTACAGGGCAATCGCTACAATGATAAGTTCCGGTTTTACATAATTCATAATCTGTTCCATATTAATCACCTTTCTTTTTGATATGTAATTCATCAATTTCCTGCTTCATTTTCGTTACCATACCATTTCCGCCCAAGGCATGATATGCCTCGTACATTTCGCAAAAATTCTGATATGCGTACGACGGGATATCACCCAACTGCGTGTACTTGCTGTGGTACTCGATCAGCTGGACTCTGAGCAGCAACATGGTTCCTTTGCTGTTCGCATCACGATCCCTTTTCTGATTTTTTAAGAGCCAGACGATATACCCGAGAAGCACCGGAAGTGCTATCGTATATGTCTGCATTAATATTTCGTTCACTGCTCTATCCTTCTTTCTCAATTTTTTGCACAAAAATAGGACCGGTTCAGGTCCTGCTCGAATCTCTATCATATTTTTCTCCACAAAAATACCAACCACCGTATTGATGGTTGGTATAAAACTACTCTTAATGTTTCTCCAATAATTTTTCCATATCATATCCATGGGCTCTGGCAATACCTTCTGCCATTTCAACATTTCCCCCTTCATAAATCATGCATAAAGCATATTTAATCCTTGTTTCATATACTTCTCTTTCAATCCTTCCAGAATCATACGCCTTGTTTGCCTCATCTAAATCATGTTTCCATTCTTTCCAACTCATTTACCTTTCCTCCCGTACTTTTGATACGGAAATTATACCACACATTGAATAAGGATTTCTCAAAAAATATTCAACTCGCAACATTTCTTGTATAACATATTTCCGATCACCGTTTTCGTTCCATTTGTGTAATGTACCGAATCTGCCAAAATCTGATGTGGTACTGTTCCTGATGCTATTTCAGTCAAAGCATCATAAGTTGTTCCATTATATTCTTTTGTACCAGGTTCCAGCCCCTGATCAGCCAAGCCCCAACAAGATACCATTTCTGTCCCATTGTAGATTGGATGTGCAAGATATTCGCGCAGGCTCACAAAATATCTTCCAAATTCTTTTTTCATGCGGCTTTCATACGCTGATCTTCCTGCAGCGGTTCCGCTCGAAAATCCCAATATGATTGTATGCTGCGCATTCGCGTGCTCGATCATAAGTCGGTGCTGCCTTACCAGATCATCCAGATCATTATATCCACCATTCTGACCGATATAAATAATCGCAAGATGTGGCGCATTTCTGTGTATATCAAAGTCTGTACGGATAGCTGTAGGCCTATCAATGACAACGCTCTCTCCTGCTTCAGATCTTGTCCATGTCCACGTTCCTGTTCTGTCTGCGTACGAGGAACCTGTCCATCTCATCGTACCTTTAATATTTCCCACATAGCAGGGATTCACATGTGCACCTCCCTGAAGTAACGGCGTTACTTTGTAGCCTTCCTGTGTTTTTATTCCACCATCTGACGCCATTGTTGCAATCGTAACAGCTGTTGTATCTGCAGGAATAGTCAGATTATCCACTTCCATGACATCCGCTCCCTGCCTTGCCACTATAGTTCTGGCTGATTCACCACCTGTACCTCCATTATACACTGGCATGCCGGCAAGATTTCCAAGTGTTGTTGTCCATCCTCCTCCAGCCGTAAGCGAATCCCCCCAGCAAGTTATATACTTTCCGCTGGTTCCCAATTTTTCATCAACTTCCGACTTAGTGTAATAATCGGATGTGTTGAATCCATCCATGTCCGTTGCTATTACTTTGTTATTTTGGTCAATAATATACGGTGTTATGGTAATTGTTGTTGCAGGATTATATGCATATTCCGTAGTATGGTAGTCAAACGCTGCCATTAGAAAATATATTGAATCATATGTGCTGCTGTCGATTTCAAGATCATCCAAGTCAATTTCTATTTCACTGTCAACTGCTCCAACATCAAGCCCACTTAATGTTTTTATATTGTTAACTCCCCATGAATACGGGTTTTTGCTTATATGGAAGTTAGTGAACACCCATGATGTCGAGAGATTTCCTGAATAATTGGTATTATGAATTTGTACTCTAATTTTCGTTTTTTTACCAAATAACTCCTTAATATCCAGCGCCCATACATGATTAACCTGTTTTTGACTCAATGAAGTATCATACTTTCCGATACTAAGCACATATTTTTCTCCATCCCGCTTCCACGAAGAATATTCTCCATACGAAACGAATGTATGAACCCTTTTTTCATCCGGATAGCGAAAACCTGCGGTCTCTGCTGTATGCGCGGTCTCTGCTGTATGCGCGGTCTCTGCTGTATGCGCTAATATTAACGGTTTTATTTTTCTTTTAGCAATCAATCGTACAGAAAAATCAACTTCTTTCGTATCTTCTGAATAAGCAAGAAATTTTATGTAGAAAAAGCCATTTCTTTTCACTTTATCAACATACTCACTGGCTGTAGAATTTTCAAAAATGGTTTTCATATTGTCGCCACTATGTAATATTCCAATATTAGTTCCCCAGTCCATAACTTCCGGCAAGATGCACGCACTATCACCTGGATACAGACTTCCGTTTTTGGCCTGAATTGTGAAGGTCCATATTCCATCCAATGCTTCTATGCTCTTAAACGGTACCTTCAGGTATATACCTTGATATTTTGTGCTATATTCGCCCTCGTTTTTATGCACATGAATAAAACCATAATCTTCTGCTGTCACAGTAAATTTTTTATCATCATCATTTCTGACAACGGCATTTTCTGCATCTGATACGTATATTGCTCCGGCATTTACTGCATTTACTGCATTTACTGCATTTACTGCATTTACTGCATTTTCTGCATTTTCTGCATTTACTGCATTTACTGCATTTTCTGCATTTACTGCATTCAGTTGCACATTTCTTCCATTATATGTCGTATCTTCAAAATTCCAAAATATTAATTGCGTTTCTGCTCCAATATCTGTAGTTGACACAATCTGAAGTGCTAATGATGCAACGTTTGTTATTGAAGCTTCTGTTATATCAGCATAAAGCGCTCCATCTACTGTAACTGTTTTCCGTTCTTGTGGCTGTATCATAACTGTCGCAATCCATCTCGCCCAATCCGGCGTAGTCCAATTACCACAGTCTCTTGTCAAATATAAATTTACATTTACAAAAAACTTATTTGGATTGTATATCGACACTTTATATTTTTTGTTTACAATACTCTGTGCATCCGTAAGGCTTACCCATGCTCCAAGGTTTCCATCTGTTCTCTTAAAATTCCATATAACATTATCATAGTCATCATATTTCAATTCACTACTAATATCGTCTCTGCTTTTCCATGTATACAGGCCGCCTGTACCTTTTGCCGACATAGATTTTTTGATTTTATCTACAGTTTCGGTCAGCGCTGTGTAATCGGCAGGCAGACTTTTCTTGACTTCTTCCGCGTACGCAGACAGATCTTTCTTTAAATGTAGCAAAATATCTGTCTGCTCACTCGCCGGAATTGAAGAATCCACCTCCAACCCTTCGAGAACTTCCAGCGTGCCAAGTGTCGAAAAAAATCGTTGTTTCAGCGTTGCATTTGTGGCGGAGAACAAATATACAACAAACTGCACATTTCCTTTGTACTGGGTCACATCTGCAGCATATTCCCAGGAAAACACAATGCTGTCTCCGGAAACTGTAGCATCGCTGACAGTATAGTAGTTGACCTGTCCATTGGCATTTCTGTAATTGATTCGAATAGACAGTTTTGAAAGATCCCGCCCATGGTAGTACCGCACCATCGTGAACCGTGCAATATTGACATTCAAATCTCCCTCGACGCCGGCGACAACACCTTTTTCCGGAATTGCAATTGTTCGAAGATGCTCATCGATCCGGAACTGAAATTCCTCTTCTGTGTCTGAAGCTGCCAGTACCATAGGCGCTATCGTCTCATAGTCCGCTTCTGTTGCTTCTGCAAATAATTCGTCTGTTGTTTTAGCCATCCTGTCTCACCTCCACCCGTCCTGTAGGGATTCTGATGCCCTCTCTGCTCTGCCCGATTATATTGATATACCATCTGTTTCCGGAAAGCACTTCTGCCGGCACCATGCACTTGTTGTTCGATATTTTGGCAGGCCAACATGCTGCATCCGGAAGATTCAGCCGACGGAACTCTGCCACTTTGGCCATCCCGCTCCATTCCTGATCGAACTCGAATTCCGCCTGCAGATATTCGCTCGATCCTGGAATGATATCCGAAAAATCCCCTTCCTGCTCCAACTTCTGCCCTTTCACTCGAAACTTTAATGTCCTCATAATAGAACTCCTTTCCTACCCTACGCAGTCCTTTTCCACATATAGCAGACAATATAAGGTGGCATAATATTTTTGTCTCCGCCTTCGTTCGATGTAAAGTTGTATCTTGCTGCTCCCGTCTTGGATGTTGGTAAATTCCACTCAACATGATCATTGTTTGTGTACACAACAGAACCATTCTTTCCTGACGTCATATCTCCAACGTCCTGCCCTGTCGTGTCCATGTACATTTTATTGGAATCAACACCAACCGTCTGTGTATGATGGTGTCTTATATTTATTATTTTTGCGCCTCCTGTTTTTCCGGCCGTTGAAAAATCACTGTCATCGGCATCTGCTCCAATAAGCACACGGCCGGCAGCATATGCCTCCCATGTTCCCTTCCCGAAAGTTTTGCTTGGATTTTCTGGATTCGTAGTGATGTAGAGGCTTCCGATCGGATAAAAAAGATCTACCATCATTCCGCCGATCAATGACTTGAGTGTTTTCCACGTAAGTTTTTTATTCTTTCCGTCTTTATCCGGCGGATTAATCAGGAATAGCTCGCTGTCATCAACTGTATCCGTTTCCGTAAGATCATAAGTATGTCTTCCCATAATCTCCTCCTTATTCTGGTATAAATTCCACGATATACAAATCCGTGGATACTCCTCCGCCTCCTGAACCTCCTGATTTATAGCGTAGAACATGATTCCAAGACGGATTGTAGTTGTAATAGCTCCGGACACAGATCTCCGTTCCGGTCTGATCGCCTGTTGTGCCGCCTACCACATCTCCGTGTTCATTGATCGATGCGTGGACAATCTGACCGTTCCCCAGGTACAGAGCCGTGTGATAACCGCTACGCAGCAGCACGTCCCCACGTTTCAAACCATTTCCGGTACTTACATCAACAGATCCGATGACATCGTGAAATCCATTGGCCGTGAAGTCTGCCAGCATGGTGCTTGTCGTGCCGGAATATCCGCGGCTTGAAATCATATCAATGCCACCCTGCTTCCAGCCATGGTACTGGAAGGAACTGCAGTCGTAATCCGGTCCTTCTCTGTATGCCTGATCATAACCGTGAGAATTGTCATTGGCTATCGCTATTTCCCAGCTGCAAACCTTCTCGATCACTGCGGCCGAGCCGTCATCCGTACTTCCGGAAAGATTGTTGTACCAATACCTTGCCTGTGTTTTCCGTGCAGGCTGTGCACTGCCGGCATGTTGTTCATAATTCATCTCAAACAACTCGGCCAGAGTTTCCACCGATGCTGTAGAAGTTGAAAACTGAGCGAAGGTCATCGTCGTTGTCACCTGCTGCCACTGGATGCTATTTTCTTTCTCATATATGATGCGCTCCAGCTGCCCGTCGATGTCCCCGATCGCATATCCCCTGCCGGTTGCCCAGCTGGTGTATTTGGTCGATGGCGTCCATTGAACAAGACCGTATCCAAGATCAACACGGCTGCTGTCCAAGCCCTGCCAGATTCCCGGATTAATTGTGGACTCCGATTGCATATTTCCAAGCATCGCACATACGGCCTCTTTGGTCCAGCCCCGCGCCATCAGATAATTAAGTATGTACTGCGCATTGCCTGTCATCTGCGCTACCGTAAGGTATGCATTACTGCTGATTACTGCCATGATCTTCTCCTTTGTCTGTCAAAAACTGCCGTTCTGCGAATTTCCACCGATTACGATTCCGTTTTTTAACGTCAAGAACGTTCCATTTGAGAACACGACTTTCCCAGACACTCCTGCCGATGATCCCATGCGGAACTTATCTGTCTGGACCGCGATTTCTCCATTCTTGCCATCCAGTGTGATGTACGCCTGTTTCTGTCCATTACCACTTATCGTGGCAACCCAATGGCTGCCATCGCTCTCGATCATTTGCATCAAGTAGATTTCACAGATCCGCGCTCCCTGCTTGTCCGTCACAACCATTTTTCCATTTTCCAGAGACACGGAAAATCCATCCACTTCATTTTTGCTGGTTACTCTTCCGTTGATCGCTGCTCCATTATTGTCCATCTGGCAGATTACGTTTCCACTCTGATCGAGAACCTTTACACTGCCGTTTCCGTTATCTTTTCCACCGAATACGGCAGTTCCGCCCTTGATCCAATCGAAATTAAGACCGATCACAGAAAGGATATTCAGCACTGCGTTTCCGTTCTTGTCCACGCCAGCATTCCAGGTTTTTCCACCATCCGTCGAAACGGCGATTGCATCAATGGTCCGTTTCCAGATCGTCGATGATTCTTCCAACCTCGGTTTGTTGTGCATATAGAAGATCTTACTGCCGTCTGCTTGCACTTCCTCCGTCTGATATGCACCGAATGCCGTTGTCATCAGATTCCAGAGCTGTTTTTCCATCTTGTCATAATCCGAAATCTCCCGATCTGTATAATTCTGTGATTTGATATACGCCTTGGTCACTGCCGAAAACTGATCGCTCCGGTTCTTTTCCGGCGTCTCAGCCCCGCATGAAATACTCTGCGCCGCACCGACCGCGAAGGTGGTATTCGTAACATAGGTATAATACTTTTCACCTTTTCTGGTTGTCACGCAGGCAGCATCTCCGGCTTCAATGGATGGATCGCTCGGAATGCTCGAAGAGATAGTTCGAAACTGCATATCATATAATTTGCTGTACAGATAAGCCGCAACCTCTTTCGCCTGCTCCTCGCTCTGAATCAGGTCATTATCCTCAATCACAAGGCTGTAGTCCGTATCTCCGCACAGATACGTTGTCTGATCATACAACACACCTGCGCCGGTGATCTTAATATCCTGTTCTCCGGCTGTCAGGCTGTATTTTTCCGGGATCTGATGGCAGTAATAGACATCGTCCTCGATAGTGCTGTTCAGCATTTCTTCTCTGGATACCGTGTCCCATAAAAAAATTTCATCATCGGCATCCATCAAAATCGGCTCATCATTCTCATCCAGAAGCACCTGCTCTTCGAGATTTTCGCCATACCAAGACAATTCCAGCTCGCCGTCTGCATTGCACCGTGCATATTTGCAGCAGATCTGCGCTGCCATGGAAATCACATCGCGGTACGTCAACGCGTCACTTTCCGGCCGTGTGTTTACAACATAGTCATCGTTATCCCATCTCTTGGATGCAAGTATGACGCCGCAGCTCCGGCAGGCATCCTGCACAATCTGGCGGATTGTCGCCGGATAGGTAAGGATACTGTCATACTTTTTATCAAAGCAGGCCATATTATCATAAGCTTCCAGGCGCAGGCCTGCTCCCTGGCGTGTTGCATTGTATATCGTATACGTGCCCTTCCGCAGCAGTTCCGGCTCCTCTTCCAGATCAATCGATACAATGGCAGCAACTGATGCTCCTTCCAGAGTCATGCTGTCATACTGACCATCCTGATTATTCAGCGTAGCCGTCCATTTCCCGATAATGGCAGCACCGATGTCAAAACTGTTGGTGGAAGATGTTGCATCTGAGATGCTGTAGGACAATATCTTCCCATTATTAATCTGCAGTTCCGTCCCATCTGCCAATATGATTTTATCGGCTACTTCCAGATATCGGTTTTCACTCTGCAACTTTTTTCTGCATTCTTTACTTGTTTTGATCATAGTTACCTCTGTACAATATCAACGCTGACGCTTTTATAGTAATACACACCGGAGATCTCCCATGCATGCTCCTTGGACAGTGTACCGCGGTACGTTGTCAAGGTATGATCCTTTCCCGCATCGTGGAACGTAAGTGGAAAGAAACCAATTACCAGGCTGTTTTTCAGCAATTTTACCTCATCTTCTGTCAGCCATTCCCATTTCAGACCAATCGTTTTCTTTTCAGCAATGGCTTCTCCTACCATGGTTCCGTTCAGCGTCCGCCCCGTGTCCTCAGACCAGATGATTTCATCATTCACTGTCATCGAGGTCGGGGCAGGAAGGTTTGTTTTTCCTGTCCTCAGTAACATGTGTCTCCTCCTAATTAATCTGTACCGTGTTGTATCTCCGGTCCATTTCCTGTTGCACCTTCTGCTGAGCTCTGGCAAGAGTTTCGCCATCGATCGAGAAGCCAAGTGCAGACAGTGCTGCGACAATCCGAAGCACGGCGGAATTCACAATGCTTTCCAGCTCCGCTTTCGTCACACTGCCACCGCTGGCTTTGCTGACCGCAAGATCCACCATCTTCTGCAGCTTATCTTCCGGTGCTACAATCTCTCCATAACGCTTGTTATCTCCGATCACGGCAAGACGCGGCGTGTTTCGTGCCACGTATCCTCCGTCCGCAAGATACGGGATTCTGGCGATGGATGCGGTCGGAATCTGAAAGCCTAACTTCTTGCCGCCAACTCCCGGCACCCAGCTCGGAATTTTGACATTTAGTTTGTTCAGAACATCGGATGCAAAATTCACCGTTTTTTCGACCGCGGTCAGCATGCGATTCAGCATACCAATCAGATTGTTTACCGGAATCTTCAACGCATCCGCAAATTTTCCAGCGAAAATGTTCTTCAAGAAAGAAACAAAATCGAGGAAATTGTTCTTCAGATCTGTAATTTTCCCGAAAGCAATCTGACACAACCAACTCAGTCCGTCTTTGAATACGTTCCAGCCGTACTGCGCGCCATCGCATAAGCTCGTGATTGCATTTAATGCTCCATCTTTTAAGGAATTGAATTTCAGCACAACCCAATCACGCAACTGACCGCATTTCTCCTTGACTGTGTCCCAATTCTTCCACAACAGAACACCAATCGCAATTGCTGCAGCTATCGCAACGGTCAGCGGTCCGCCTAACACAGACACCAAGGCTCCAATTGCTGTTTTGGCTAATCCAACTGCAGATATGAACAATTTTGCTGATTTCCAGCATAAAAACAATTGTCCAATGGCAAAAGCCATCTCCTGCAGCACATCCTGATTTTCTGCACACCAATCCGAAAACACCTTCAGGACGGCAATAATTGCATCCCATACCACGAGAAAGGCACCGCCCGTCCACTGTGCTATGGGTTTTAGTACCTGTTCCCAAAACCACTCAAACAACGGCTGCAACGCCACCAGGACAGCATTTAGAAGCTGTATTGCAAGGGACAGCGTCTCCAGGAATCGTGGAACAATCTCATTCGCGGTCCATGTTCCCAGTGGTACAAGGACCTGCTCCCAGAACCACAGAAGCCCCTCTCCAACGTTGATTGCGAATGGAGCCAGCGCATCCCAAAGATCGTTCAGCGCATCATTGATTTTGGGAAAATCGGTTTTCATTAGCCCATCATTCAGGGCATCAATAAAACGCGGGATTCCTGTTCCCAGTGTCCATTTCCCAACTGGAACGAGAAAATGCTGATAAAAATCTTTCAACGACTGACCGGAAAAGTTTCCGAGTCTTGCAAGTCCCTCATTCCAAAGCCGCTTGACCGACCGCAGCGCAGGTTCTGACAGTTTGGTGATATTGCCAAACATGTCCGTAAACTTTTTGTTTACGTCATCAATAACGGTCTCTCCGCTTGCAAGCGAACCAAAATCAATACTGCCGGCAACATTGTTCGGAACGGAAGAATTCTGAGAATCAGAAGTGCTGCTGTCTTTGCTGACCTTATTGATCTTGTCGAATCCCATCAGGGATTTCATATCTTTGGCCGCTTGTTTCGCTGCATCTCCCACGCCAGAAGTACTGTCTGCGAGCTGATCCGCAGCGCTCGAAGCATCCGTCAGACCGGCGGCCGCACTGGCAGCATCCGCCCCAACTGCTCCGACACCTGACTGCCCTGATGACTTATTTCCGGTAATCAGCTCCGTGAAACTCTTGAAAGCATCCGCCAGCGTAACCAGCCGACCGATCAGCGTATTGATCATACGCAGGACCGGCAGAAAAATATTGATCAGTCCCTGACCAATACTTGCTTTTAAGGACTGGAACTGCAGGGACAGGATTCGAACCTGGTTCGCCCAGGACTGGGATGTCCGTGAGAAATCCCCGGTTGCTGCAGAAAGCTGTTTCTGAACAAAGGAATACCTCAACGCCACCTTTTCGGCTTCCGACATCTGATCTGTCGTTTTGCCGAACCCATTGGCCAACGCATAAGAATCCAGCGCTGTCTGGGTCATGACAACACCAAGATCTTTTAAGGACTCTGTTTCGCCTGTAAAGACTGACTTAATCTTTGTGTAGGCTTCGTCCTGGCTGAGATTATAAAAAGATGCCACATCTCCGGCCAGACCGGTCAGTGTAGCACCCATATCCAGCGCCTGCTTCTCGGAAAAGCCAAATGCTTTTGCCATCGCCCCGAAAGTACCCGTGTACTTCTTGGCCATTGTCTCTGACAGACCAAAGCTTCCGGCAGCCGATTTTGCGAATTTATCTACCTGCTCCGCCATAGACGGGAAGGTAACATCAACCACGTTCTGCACCTCAGCCAAGTTGGAACCCAGCTCAATACAGGACTTGGAAAAATCAATTAATTTTTTTACGCCGAAAGCGGCTGCAAGAGTCGCCCCGGCTTTTTTCGCCAGTCCGTTGATCCCGGCCATCTGGCTCTTAAACTGATTATGATTTACGACAAGATCCAGACCGATCTCGCCAATTGTAGTTGCCACTTATACCACCTTCCTCTTTTCGAGGACATCGGCACAGTGGCACTACTTGTCCTGGTTGATTTTTATTTCAAATTCTTTTTTGCAATGACGCGCCTGGCATTTCAAAAACACCCCCTGGCATCTTGCATCTGGAACATACTGCACTTTCTGCTCATGTCCACAATAAGGACACTTTATTTTCTTTTTCTCAATAGTTTTTTCCTCCTACGATTTTCTATCAAACAGTTTTCAAGCCTGCCATACTAAGAAACATATTCTTGATTCCATCCATCGCCATGTCCATTTCTTCTTTCGACACGGTTTTTGCAAGGTCTCTGGCATGCTTTCTTCTCCATGCATTCCGGATTCTGTGCTGTTCTGGAGTAAAATTTTCCAGAATTTCCTTCTGATCTTCCGCCCGGATCTCTACCACACGGCCAAGTGCTGTATCTGGTCCGATACCGATCAGAAGATCCCGGAACTCATCCCACTTCATTCCCTGTGGCAGTTCCCTGGATAATCGAATCCCGTACTGTGACTGAAAGGATGACACAATCAAATCAAAATCATCGATCAGGTCATAGTACGGGTCACTGCTCTCCCGGTGAATCTTCTCCCATAACCAGATTCATTGCTTCCTGTACGATAATCATCAAAGATTTCGCAGAAAGTTTTTTTCCATCTTTTTTCATCGCACACAGCTGCTCTACTGCTTCCGGATCAAAAAGAAGACCCATCATTTCTGTCACAGTATTGATATCAGCCTCATCCTTGTCTTTAAAGGTTCCCATCAGTCGGAGAACTGTTTCTGCGTCCGCATGCACCTCAACAGTCATATCTCCGATCTGCAGAGCCGGATTTTCCTCAAAATTTAATTTATCGGTGATATTTACAACTTTACTCATCGTTTTCCTCCTTATAATGCCGGTGTTACGGTTGGTTTTCCGTTGCTGATGACATCAAATTCCAGCGGTGCTACATTTGTCGAATCGCCACCGCCCATGTTCTTTACATCAAACACGGCATTCGTCCAGGCAATTGTGGTTCCATCCGGAAGTTCCCATTCAAAATAGCCTTCTGCATCATGCCCATTTTTGAACACCTTCCCGGCCACAAAATCGTTTCCGGCATCTCCAATGTTTCTCTTTCCACTCATAGAAATTGTGATTGCCTTTGCCGTCATCAAAGCCCGCTGCCATCCTTCCGTGTCCATCGGTGTCCAAGTCTCCACACCATTGGAAATAGACAAGGAAAACTGTTCCATGTCCGCGATCACTGTCGCGCTTTCTTTTGCTGCTCCTGCTTTAAATTTATTATCCAGAACCGGATATACATTTGTCGCTTTTGCCATCGCTTTTTACCCTTTCTTAAAAATCACAGCCGCTTCGATGACCATTTCGCAGATACCGTTATCGTCTTTTCCGATGTCCTGCAGATCATACAGCGGCTGAATAAATTGTATGGTTTCCTGATTGATTTGACTGCTCCTCACTTCACAGAGCCTGTCAAATAAGGTTGTGGCTGCCTTTTCTGTCTCCCGCAGGGATTTGTTCCAGTGAACGAGGAAAGTAACATATTTCTGCCCGTATCCGGAAACACCGCCCAACGCAGTGTGATACGCCTGCTGGTGCTTGCTGTTATACACCCCGATTGATTTTTCTTCCTTATCCGGCAGATCTCCCATGTAAACGTGGTCTGCAATCGCAAGAGATTCCGTAAAATCACATACATCCGCTAATGTCATAATCGCGCACACCTCCTGTATAGCCTTTTAAACGCTTCTGCGCAAAAATCAGCGTTCTTTCCGCCCGGAAGCCAATCTTCATACCATTTACCGCGGGCATTCGGATTTTCGTCTTTCTTGAAATGGTATTCCGGATGGAAATACAAACGTCTGGCATATGGTGCTGTAGATGCAAGCGTTACAACTCCCTGATGGCTTTGCGTACAATCCAAAAACATGCTTTCATTCTGCAGATTTCCTGTATCCCTCGGAATTACCTGTGCCTGCACCACTTCTTTATGGAGCGCCTCCGCAGTCATTTCCATTGCTTTGATCTGTGCATCCGTCAGCATCTGAATTTTTCCAAAATCCAGCTTTACATTTGAATTGACTTTGATCATACCAGCAGCACCTCCGTGTAATTAACTGTTCCATCCGGATTTCTGGCTTTCCGCCCCTGCAGGATCCTTCTTTTCATACCGAATATCTCCGCTGATCCGCCGTAAACCGCCGGCAGCTCCGGGCAGATGTCCCCCGGGAAGAGAGCGGTGCCGGAGATCTGCACCAGCTTTTTCTCGAATGTCATGACGCTTTTGGCGCTGTCCTGATAATTGCACTTGCCATTGTACTCCACCGCCGGCAGCGGATCTCCATATTTTGTTGTCCCCTCTCTGTCCATGCTCAGATGGATCTCTGTCTTGCAGAGCGATTTCGGCACAAGACATGGATATTTCATTTCACATCACCTACCTCAGTACCTGGCAGCACAATCCCGTCTGGCACAGCATTGCGTACACATCCCGGTGCATGGCCACGCCCTTTGTGGAAAATACATTCCACGTATTCTCCGCAAACTGCACGGATACACCGTTAATACTGTAACTGGAAAGTACCGAATTGATTTCGTCGCGGTACTCATACTCAAATTCCGCCTGCTGGCAGATCACTTCCCGGATCAGATCCTGCTGATACGCCGTAAGATTAGAAAATCCCCGGCCTACAATCCGATTGTAGGTCAGGGAATCAATATGGCGGGATGCCTGACGGAGATACCGGGCAAGCTCTGCATCATCCTCGAAAGCGCCGTCCTGATAAGTATCCCGGTAATATTCCGGGCTTACGTATGGTTCATAGCCCATGGTATCACCCTTTCGCTTTTTTCGCAGGTTTCACCGGCTCCGGAACAGGCTCTTCCATTGTTTCTGCCACCGGCTGTTCTGGTTCCAGCAGCTCCTTTGGTTCTGGTGCAGCCGGTTTTTCTACCTCATATCCGTGTTTTTCAAACCATTTCAGCAGATACGGATCATCAGTTTCCCCCTGCCCGTTGCAGAAAGGAACAGACGCCGTTACGCCGGTATAGGATTTGTTCGGGCTGTATACTTTCATTCTCTTTTTACCTCCATCATTTTACTTTGATTTTCCGGAATACGCCGGCCGCTTTGGATGCTTTCAGTGCGATCGCTGCATTCATCTCGACCTCGCCTTTTTTAACTGCTCCGGCGGTCGAGAAATCCGGAACCCATACCTGCACCGGTGCAACACCGGCAAAGGAAACCGCATGCAGACCATCTATTCCAAGGCGCGCAACATACAGAGATGTGGTTCCCTCGGTTCCGTCGATCTCAACAACTTCATCGTTCGTTCCCGGTTTGGTTTTGAGGTCTACAAACGGGATTCCGGCATAGCTTTCCACCTGATTTCCCCAGTTGTCCTTCGTGATCTGGTACATGCTGGCACGTCTTGCGCAGGCACGGATCTTCGAAATCAGCTTGTTGTTACCGGCGATGAACGATGGTGTGCCATCCAGGCCGCCCAGAAACTCATCCAGCATATCAAGGAAATACTGATAATTTTTCGTAACCATATCGGCTGTCGAAAGGTCGATCGCTGTTGTGGTGTTATATTCCGTAGAGCTTCCTGTCAGTGCCTTATCAAGACCGTCAAAGCATTTCGTATTGACTCCTGTATCGCCGTTGATGAAAGTATCGTTGAACAGAGCCTGCGCCGCTTTGATTTTCTGCGCCTGCTGCAGCTCTACCTCACTCACAATACCGCCCATATTGGCGATCACACGGTCGATCTCGTAGGAACCACCGAATACTTTGATATCTACGGTATGTCTCTCTTTTGTAACCTCCGACGGGGTGTACTCTTTGTTGATCTCACGGAACTCTGCTGTCGGCTGTGTTTTCAGTCGTGTGTAGCTGTAAGTCGGTGTTGCGCCGCCTCCGGTCGGAGATACTGCATCATCAAATGGGATATGCTCCAGAATCCAGTTCGATTTCTGGAACTCGTCGATGACGCCCATCTGCAGATCATCCTGCACGTTTTTCTTTGCTTCTTCCAGTGTAATTGCCATACTTATTCACCCTTTCCTTCGTTCAGATTTAATCTTGCCGCGATGGCATCTTTCATGGACACATGACCGTCTTCTTTCGACTGGCCGCTCTGCTCTTTGGGTCCGATAGGAAAGAATCCCTTTTTCTGCACCGGTTTTGATTCCTGCTTAAACAGAAATGGCTTGGATTCTTTCAGGGATTTGATCTGCTCATCCAGACCGGTTACTTTTCCATCCTCACCGAGGATCAGTTTCGAACGGTCCATAAGTCCTGCAACCAGATCACTGTCCTGTGCAGACGCGGAAATCGCCATTTTGATCGCATTGGTCACTTTCAGATCATCCAGTTCTTTTTTATGCTCCTTGTCCTTGTTGGCGTTCTGCTCCTGAAGATCCGCTATCTGCTGTTTCAGATCAGCATTATCGCCAGCGGCTGTCTTTAAGGACTCCATCTGCGTTTTATAGTCTCCCACCGTGGTTTCCAGCTGTTTCTTCTGCTGCTCCATCGTGTCATAGTCTGCTTTCGGCACATAACCCTCAAGCTCCTTTTTCGACTCATCCGCGGCTTTTTTCGCAAGGCTCTTTTCAATACCAAGTGCCTCAAACTGTTCCTGTGTCATTTTGTTCTCCTTTCCGGTAGTTTTCTGCCATTCCGGGCATAAAAATAAGACGCCTAACCCTGCGTCTCATCGGGAGATTTTGGATCACCGCCTTTCTCCTGTTCTGTAATTTTTACAACTCCTACAGCGGCCAGATACTGTGCTCTGTCCAGCGGAAGGTTCAGCTTCTCGCCAACCGTCCGAAGCGCCAGGTCATTTTCAATGTCCTTAAATTCTCGTGTTACCGTTACTCGCACCCCTCTCACCTCCCTTCGTTGCGCCGGCGCAAATTTATTCTACAATTACCCAGTCATCAGCCAGCATATCCGCTTGTGATGCAAGCCATCCCATCTGAACACCCGATGTTCCAACAAATGCAATCGCTTTATTCCCAATAGCTTCATGCTCGCAGTTTATAATCTTACCAGCTGCTGTCTTATATGAAATACCAGTAGCGAGCTGAATGTACTGATTTTTTCCATTCCATCCTATTCTTGCAACCTTCTTTCCTTTCTTCATTGCTTCTATAGCAAGTCCGAATGGCATATTATCACATCTTCTGTATGCTTCCTCAAACTGTTTTAGAGGTGACCAGCTCTCATATCCATCTGAATATTTAACCAAGTATCCTTTTTCTGTCGGATCTTCATCTGCTGGAATCTGCCAGCCTCTATACAGGTTATAATCGCCCAGGGTTAAAGGCTCTGCTTCTATAATTTTTGTTCCGATGTATCTTTTCATTTTTCTTACCCTCTCTTTCTTAAAAATGAGTACAAAAATACCACCGGCCGATCGACTGGTGGTATTAAATCATATTTGCTGCCTTTTTCATCAGGCTGTTTTCTTCCAGATATTCCAATCCTTTTAATGTCAATTCCGTTCCGCTCAGCATCACGCTCTTACATCCGCATCTCATATCATACCAAGTTTCTGCACCAGTTATGTATCCTGCGTCCAGTAACATTATCATGATCCTGCTCCACTTCGGTGTAGAAAGCCCTAATGCCTCCGCGGAAATGCTATTCCGGTCAAATTCTTCGAGATCCATCGAATTCTGCAAGATTCGAAGAATTTTATAGATTATTCGAAAATCATCCATTTTTAGATGCGTCCCTCTTTTTTCAATTTCCTCTTCCGTCAATTTATGAGGTTTGAATTCTTCGTTTGTCCATGCTTTTTCTCGATCTTTCAACACTTTTTCATATTCCTTGGCTGTCATGGTATCACCTTTACAAAGCTCAATGCGCAAATGGGCAATCCTTTAACTCCTGTTTTTCTCGTTCTTTTCTCATTTTTTGAAGTTCTGCATGAATTTTACTTCTTTTTTCTTCATCCTTTTCCATTTTAAATTCTTGAAAAAGTCTGATTTCTTTTTCGCTCATTTGCAGCATCATATTAATTCGCTCCTATTAACTTGAGAATTTGCAATGCAACCGAATTTTCTTTTCGCACGGAAAAACATTCCGCACAAATCTCTGTCACTTCTTGTGTATCGGCATATCCGCTAATGTTATTCATTAAGAAATATTCGCTATCATATTGTGAATCAATGTAATGATAGACCTTGTAATCAATTTTTTTCTTAGCTTCACTATAGCTTATATTTTGAGCATTGGCAAGTCTTTTAATGGAGTCATAATAAAACTTATGTCCAAGTTCATGCAAATATGGAGCATATTCCGTATTATTTGCAAACTGCCCCGGAACGCGGTTCACAAACTGTAAAATCTTTTCTTTCGTATTACATCTGCTATTTATGTATAAAGTTTCTGTTTTTTCATGATATCCTCCGATTGCATTTGCATTCAGACCCTGCTTTTCGAAATCAACAACTGCAATTTTAGGCAGCCTAAATGTTTCCGGCAAGTCTTTTTGGATCTTTTCAAAAGTTTTCTCCGCCAGTCTTACTGCCTTATTTCTTTGATTTTCAGTATCTGTTACCATATCGAAGCTGCTATTTCGCACTTCTCTGACATCCATGGCAATACTTTCAACCCTAAGAGTCTGTTTATCCCCGTAGTGTGGCCGGAAGCTATTGGACATATATTCTACAGTATCATGCCACGCTTCCCGCTTTGCTTCATACTTCTTTTGGTTTTCCGGATCCAACGAAAAGTCTGCCAGACGGCCGAAGCGCTTTTCCTGCCGCTCCGCGTACTGTTGTCTGGCTGCCTGCTGGTTCTTTTCTGCCAGTTCATTCAGCTCTTCCTTGGTGTATTTTCCATCAGGCGGGGTGCTGACGCCCTCGAAGTATGTCGTATGGCTGTCCCGGCACCGCGGATGATATAGGCCCGCGGCGATCGCAGTGCTCATCAGAGGATATTTGACACCGGTGGTTGCGGATTTTCCTGTTTTGGAGCCGCCGCTCCACACATCATCGATCAGAACCTTGCCAACCCACGGCAGGCACAGCGGGCACGGATTTCCACGTTTATTCATGATGACGGTATCAACGCCCCATTCCTGCCGCTTCTGTCCCTCTCCCTGCAAGTACGCCCGCTTGCTTGCCGTCCGGATCGCCATATCTGCGTAATCTGCCAGCGTGTGACGCGCTCCGTTGCTGTATTCGATACAATTAATGCCTGCCGAGAGAAAATCCCTGGTAGCCATGTCTACGGCCTTCTCATAGGTTCCTGCTCCCGTATTGGCATACACCTGTGCGTTGTAGATGATTTTTCGGTACTGATCGTTGGTCATTCTCAGAATAGCCGTCTCTGCCTTCTGCATGTCCTGCATCGTCGCCTCGATCAGTGCTTCCAGCTTACGATCATTGACACGGAAGAATTCGGCCGTGGCACCCGCCTTCATCTTCTTAGCCGGAAAACCTTTCTGAATTGCTTTCAGGATCTGGATCTCCTGATCCATTTCTCCCTCATCATGGGCCGCACGGATCAGCGCTTCAATCTGAGCGTTGATATCCTTGAATTTCTGACTGTACTTTGCATGATTCTTTTTCTTGTACTGCTCCAGGGATTTCAGCATCTCTGTCTGCCACATGGTCCACTGCTTATCTTCATCAACCTCTTCGACCTTATGACGCTGCATATTCCGAATCATGGAGGCCATTAATTCATTTTCTACTGCCTCGAAGGCAGCTCCGATATCATAGTCAAGATTTTTCTTTGCCATTCGCATGTACCCGATATCCCTGCTGTTTATAAGCACGGATCATCTCTTTCAGTTTTGTCATGCTTTCACACCGATCACATCTGAGTTCCGCATAATCATTTTTTTCTACCGCATACACGCCAAAAGGAACCTGCTCCGCGGCAACTTTAAGAAGACCCTGATACTCCTTTCGATTCATCCGATACATTCGGTTGTTTACCCTTACTTTCATCTGCATCTCCTTCATTTACGTGAAAATCGTCGGCATCCAGACGGATATCCGGCACATCTACTGCTGCTATGCCCTGCTCTTCTTTCAGGCGCTGCACCTCTTCCTGTTTCTGAGCATCAGTCCAGGTATCTCCATACAGCTGATCCACTGATGTTTCCAGACTCATGATTCCGTACTGTTTGGCCTTACCGACCGTATCCACCGTGGTATCGAAGTCTGGGGATGCATATTCTCCAAACTTTACCGCTACCTCGTATTTTCCCGGCTCTTTCCCCTGCATGAGATCACAGCACTGCAAAATCCGTTTGAACAGCTCCGGAAGCCCATCATTCAGGGCATCGACGATCTTATTTCGCACATGTAGTGTAACTTTTTCTTTTTCCCTCTGTGCTTCTGCATTATCTGTCTTTTTCAGATCAATGCCCAGCGTCGCCGGAGACATTACGCCCTGCAGAACCATGTCAAGAAAACTGCTGTAACTACTTACGTATGCCTCATAAGAAATCTGCGGCTGAGAAATTTCCACCTGCTGGTTGGCTTTCTCGCTCATATTGTCGCCGATTGCAATAAAATCATTGTCAAATGGGTTTGCCGGCAGAAGCTCTCCTGTGGTCTGATCTCTCGGAATCAGATTGTCCGGAATATATCGCTTGATTCTGCCCATGCGAATAGCATCGATCCACTGGCTGATTACCTCATCCAGTCCATCCAGAACATCTGTCTTTCCTTCGAACAGTGCTTTTCCTCGCTTCTGCTTCTTATATTTCGTGGAATTCAGGAATTTCATCGGCACTGCCAGCATCAGGTCGCCAGAAATCCCAAAGTCGATCAGATGAGTCGTTTCCGGAAACATCTGCAGCGGCATCTCTTTTCCGGCATCGTCATACAGCTTGTATAACACATATCCAAAACCATACGTCTCTTCCAGTCGGAATTCTTTTTCATTCTGCCAGTAACTGGTATAGAATTTTACTTCTTTCAGCGTCGCATGCTCGTATACGTAGTCCACATCCTCTGCATCGTAAAATTCAACGATCGGGTACTCACTGCACTGATCAGCCGTAATCTTGAAGGCACCGTCTCCGGATGCCAGCACGTCGCTGATCGCTTCTCCCAGTACATCGTTGAGCTTGCTTTTCTTGTACAGATCCGCCCACACAGTATCCAGATCCTTATCATCAAATTCGACTCCATCCAGGTCCGCGAGAACAATGTCTCTATACCGGTCAATGACCATCTGCACAATGCCGCTGTGAATCTTCCGGACGCTTCCGGATGCATGTGCGGCCCAGAACCGCGCCTGCTCCACATCCCACTTTGCTGTTTTTTGGAAGAACTGCTCTAGCTCCGCACTGTCTCCGTGATACCAGATTTTGTTCCGGATCACGTTCTCCCGGAAGGAATGCGGCTCTATGATCGTTATTCTTTTTTCACTCGCCGGTATAATCCGAAACAACCGGGCGATAAAACTCTGCACTCTGTTCATTCCTTACCTCTTTTTGCTCTATAAATTTTATCCTGATACGGGATCCAACCGTACTGCACGGAGTTTACCATGTGGTCATGGCCGTCTTCCGGCGTATTGTCTTTTTCTTCCTGCCAGCTGTAGGTTTCCAGCTCTCCAATGTAGTTGGTGCAATGATCCAATACAAAAAAGCAGGGTTCTATCCCTGCCTGCTCATCGTATGCCATCCAGCCCAGCTGTGCATTGATACGGTCTATAATCTCCATCCGCTTCCATGCATCATTCAGCGTGTATACGCAGCCATTTCGGCGCTTATATTTGTTCCACTCCTGCATAGTCGCCTGATCAGCGTTATCCAGGAAAGCATTTCTTGCCAGACCCCATTCTTTCCGGTTTCGGTCCAGAAAATCAATCAGGTTCTGCACCGTGTCAGACGGAGCAAGAGGCACCCCGATCTCAGCGTTGTTGTACACCTTCTCATCCAGGACAATGCATTTTCCCTTGTTCGTGATGCCCAGGAAGGACATTGCAATCGTGTCCGGAGATTTCTGCGAGTAGGCCGTATCGACCGCCGCTGAAAAGTACATGAAAAATTCTGGCTTCTTGGGCTGATTTCCTGTACTCTGGATGAACTGTTTGGCCCATTCCTTTGTCTTCACATGATGGCTCCGATTGAAATTGCTGAATACCAGACCGGTTGCTTTTCCTCGCAAACCTTGAATCTTATTTTTCCATATTTTCGTGCCTTTCGGCGTGTTCTGGATGATCTGGCGCTTCTTTTCTTCCGGAAGACCGGCATTATCGTCAAAAGAAAAGAACCAATGAACCCAGCCGGGTTTTGGTTCTTCTTTTAACTCATTTTTAATTTCCTGTGGTGTGTCCTGCTCCCACTCTGGAAGCGGGCGGCTGCAGTTTATGTACTCTTTGTACACTGGAAGCGTCGGATCATCCGGGTTAAGTGTTGCCATCAGATAATCACATCGCATGGACGATTCACGCACGAAATCGATGTCTGCAGTGTTGACCTCATCAATGTACAAACAGCCATACTGGCCGCCCAGAGCGTCCTTCCACTTTCGCTTGTTTCCATAACCGACAACAAAAATAATTTTATCGCCGCCGTATGCATGGAGCAGGATATGCGGCATTTTGTACTCGCCGGATCCATTGCCTTTGTACTCCACCAACGGACCGAAATCGTCAAGGATTCCGAGATCTTTCTGAATGATATTCTTCTCAGCCGCGCCAGTATCATCCGCTGCCAAAATATGCAGCTTTTTTCTCGATTCGGCTACCTTAAGGATGAACTTAAACAGCCCAACCGTCGTTTTGCCGGCCGCAGTCGTCCCTTCTAAGAACTCCGCCGGAGCATCGCACTGCAGAAATGCCTTATACTTGTCCGACAGCACCAAACGCTCGCTGCTCACTATCCATCATCACCGCCTCGCATCTGCCGGATCAGATCATCCAGCTTGCTCTGTTCTTTTTCCATGAAGGAATTATCATTCGCCTGAGCCTTGGCCTTAATCGCCGCCGTCTGCGCCTTGATCTGCTCAATCTTGGTTTTCTGCTCCTCTGTAGCCATATCCATATGACGAGCCAACCATTCCAGAGCTTTCATACGATCTGCCAACTTGATCGAGGCTCCATTTTTGCCGTTCTTGATTTCAGCAATTATTGTTCCGTCAACATTATCAGACTCTCTGAAATGGACAGTATTGACCTTTTGCTTCAAAGGCACTTTTTTACCGGTAATAGGATCTTCCACCTGAATTGGACCGAAGGAACCGATGACATATTCTTCCTCCTGTCCAAACTGCACAAAATCCGTGATATCAGCAAAAGCAATATCCATGTATTTCTGAAAAATGTCATGTTCATCCAGAAGTTCTCGATTCAACCGTGATTTCTTCAAACGATGGATTTCATCCACAATACAAGGATTTACAAGGAGTTTGTATCCTTCTGCATTAGCCACATCATAGCTACATTCATAGGCTTTTTGATATGCCTTGGTTGCATTAAAATAGCGCACATAATACAAACAAAAAAGCCGCTGTTTATCGGTCAAATCAGGATTTTTCATAACCTGCTCAACTTCATTCTCAGCCGCTTTCTTTTTTCTCTCTTTTTTTCTTTCCGAACGTTCGTTATTTTTATCCGAACGCTCGTTATCCCATCCGTGAGTAGATTTCCAACGACGAACAGTTCCTTCCGGCAGACTCAGTTGACTTGCAATCTCAACCAATTTCATGCCTTTCAGATACATGGCTTTGGCCTGTTCTATTCGTTTGTCCGGCGCTCTGGCCATGTTCTATCACCTCGATTCATCGTTTTTTTTGTAAAACAAAAGCACCCCGAAGGGTGCCCTTGATATTTTTCATTTAATTGTTATTTTCATTGGATTTATTGCACAATTCAAACGTATTTTTACATATTCTCTCTTCACTTATTCCAGACAAGTGCAACGAAAGTTTTACATACAACTGATTTTTAGTAGCACTATCATTTTCGATTTTGTCAGCCATTCCTAACGCACTTTTTATGTTTGAATCAATAGTTAATTCTTTAAAGAATTCAGATATTTTCTCATTGGCTTTATTTGATAATGTGTAAAATAACGCTGACACAGCTTCTACAACTATACCCGATACAATACCAGGCCATTGGCTGTTTCCAACCCACATCCCCCATATTACACTTCCGACAATAACCACAAAGCCGAAAATACTTCCTGCAAAGCTTAATACAAATGCCATTTTAGATTGCCATAATCTTTGCTTATGGTATTCTACTTTCATTTTTTCAGTTTCATTAGGAAGTGATCCTTTTTCAGATACTCTGAATTCACCAGTTGACGATGTATTATACGCTATATCTTCACTTTGAAAAGTTGAAGTAATATTTCCCGTTTTTGCCATGCGTTACTCCTTTTTTACCAATTCGGTTGATAACGCATTTATTAAGACTGTATTTCCGCATTTATCACAAGTAACAGGAATCAATGGAACAATGGACGAGTTTGGTCCTCCAAGCACAAAATTTCCATCGTTGAATTCACGCAATTCAAATACTTTATCCGATACATTCCATGTTCTTCCTCCGCACATTGGACATGTCTGATTTTTCCAATGCGAATGAATAAATTCGATTATTTCCTCTCCAGTTGGCTTATTCATCTTTTCTCTCCCAATATATATTTTTTATATTTTATCATCTTAACAAATTTTTTTCCAGTCTTTCTTCAAAAATTCCCCGCATCTCTGCGAGGAATCCTTGAGATAGAAATATATGGGGGATGATCTCCAATCAATGGAGAGTTGGAACGGCAGGATTCGAACCTGCGCCTCGTGCCGGCGTCTCTGCGCTCTCCTTGAGCTACGTTCCAATAGGTGCAGGGTACCAATCTGCACCGTGCATCATTCGGACTTTTTCCACGGGCTGATGCCGCCGTTCAAAATACATCTAAGGAGTTTTGCAAGAAAGTGTAGGAAATGTTGATCCCTTATCCATTCTCTGGCTCTTACACTATACCATAGGTGCGATAGGAAAAAAAAGGAACTCTTTTTATGTTTCAAAATGAGCAAGCGCCTTCCCGTGAATCTTCGTAATGTTTCGAAGGCTGTACCCCATTCGCTCAGCGATCTGCTCCCACCGCAACCAGCGTATGTATCTCAGTCTCAAAACTGTTTTTTCGGTCTCATCTTGCATTGACTCGATTTTTCTAGTGATTTCCCGTCGAATCCGGATCCTCTTCTCCATCTGATCTTTCAGTTCTACCAATAATTCATCGAGCTGCGCCGCGTACGCCGATAAATCTCCACAGCTGCTCCCGTGCGGCATTCCGTCCTGGATCATGCCCGGAAACATCTTATCCATTCGCAGCTGGTCAATCTCTTCTCGAATTTCTCGTTCCGCAAGTTCTGCCGCATGGTATCTTCTCAGGTATTCTTTTTTCTTCTCGTTCTCCTCTTTGTGCTGATCCACTGGTATCACCTCCCCACTTGTGTTCTCTTCCGGTTGTCCGGTCTCTCATTTTGATCTCGACCAATTCCAGGTGCGACACGTTCAAAACCTCCCGTACAGCCTTGACCACACTCCAGATCTGTCTCGGCAGGTGGGTAGCGTTTCGAATTGCCCTGTCCGCTGTCGGATCACGATATCCTTCACCATTCATGGCTACTCCTCCCATTTCAGCCGTTGGCCACAGTGATAGCAGTATCGGGCAATACCTGTCCCTTGGAACCCTTTGGAACATTTTGGACACTTGTAGGTCTCTGTATAGCAGAATCCTTCTTCTGTCCTTATTGGTTCCATTGGTGTATCCTTTTCAGCTGCTTCTGCTGCCTGATCCGGATTCATGCCGGAATCCTCGTAGTCTTTCAATTTACACAAAGCACCGTAGATCTTTTCGTTTACCGCTTTTGTGATTCTGTGCCCCTCCCGAAGCTGCTTCCAACTTACACCTTTCAGGTGCCATAATCCTGTTTTACTCTTTTCTGTTAGCCTTACCATGTTTCTCACTCCATTCTCTTAAGTATTCCATCTGTTCTTCATCCTCTTTCGGATCCTTCGGACGCTCTGTCCGGTTCAGTAGCCACGCCGCCGCGCCGATCATCCCTGCGCAGGCAAGCAATATTTCAATAATTTCTCTCATACCCTATCCTTTCCGTAAGATCTCAAGTCTTACTCTATCCCATTCATCCAGCAGTTCTTGTGGATAATTATCTTTCACTTTCTCAATGTTTCTTTTTATTCTGCAGATTCCGTTTTCTCTCGCAACTCTTCCGATCGTAGTTTCCGATACCCCTGTTCTGTTCACAATCGTTTTATACATTTCACCCCGTTGCAACGCCTCCAGAATCATTCCCTCCATCTCTTCCGGTATTTTTCTCATATTCCATCTCTCACAAATAATTCCGGCCGAAGATCTCTCGAAAATTTAATTCCGGATAATTCTCTTCAAACACCCTCTGTCCTTCCGCCTGCAGATATTGGTTGGCTGCTCCCGCCGGATCCTGATGCACTGCTCTCGCAGATGTCCGGTGGCATTCCGGGCAGATATAGACTTTCAATCCGTATTCTTCTGATAAGTGTCTGTTGGGACCGCCGAAGATGTGGTGCTCCTCCAGCACCGGCTTCCAATTATTATCTCCCTCTCTTGCGCAGAGATAACAGATTCTACTCTCCTTGTTCTGCAATAAGCTCTCTCTGTGCTTTCTTCTCTTCTTTTTCTTTGTTGGTTTCGGAAATAACATTCTCTTTGCCCCTCCTGCTTACATAAATGGAATATCTTCTTCAACGCCATCCGGAATAGTCATGAAACCGTCCGTATTTACCTGCGGTGTTGCGCCCTGCTCCCGCGGACGTTCCGCGTTCTTACCCTCTGCAAACTCCTGCTCTTCCACAACCACATCGGTCGTATAAACCTTCCTGCCTTCGCGGTTAGTGTAGCTTCCGGTCTGGATCCGGCCGATGATGGCGATCTTCGTTCCCTGACACAGATATTTCTCTGCAAATTCTGCCTGCCGGCCGAAAGCAACACATCCGATAAAGTCTGCAGTTGCAGAATCGCCTTCTCTGCGAAATTTGCGGTCAACAGCCAGTGTGTAACGTGCTACCGCCGTAGAGTTCTCTCCTGAAGAGTATCTGATATCCGGATCTCTGGTTAATCTTCCCATCAATATAACTTTATTCATCGCTTTTTCTCCTCTTTACTATTCTTGTATCACGGATTCGAAATGCTCTCTGTTCTCTCACTTCCGCATCTGATTCCAAAATTTCTTCATCTATGAGTTCATTAGCTTCCGGTTTGGATCCGGCCGGTGATGGCGATCTTCGTTCCCTGACGCAGATATTTCTCTGTAAATTCTGCCTGGCGTCCAAATGCTACACAACCGATAAAATCTGCTGTTGCATCGCCGTCTCTGTGGAATCTGCGGTCAACAGCCAGTGTGTAACGGGCTACCGCCGTAGAATTCTCTCCTGAAGAGTATCTGACATCCGGATCTCTGGTTAATCTTCCCAGTAATATAACTTTATTCATGCTCTTTTCCTCTCTTCCCTACTCGTGTTCCGCGGATCCGGAACGCTCGCTGCGTTCCTGGCTCCGCATCTGTCTCCAGAATTTCCTCATCTATGAGTTCCTGAATATGTCTTCTTACTGTTGACATGGATATTCCCAACGCGTCTGCAATTTCTTTGTAGCTTGGTGGATAGACATGAACCGTGATGTACCTCGCAATAAACCGGTATACATCTTCCCGGATCGCTGCTCTTTCTTTTCTGCTATGCATCCGTGCCTCCCTCTTGTTCGAATTCATATCCTCTTTCATCAACCAGCTTCTGCATCCACTGATACAGTTTCTTCTGATCCGCCAAAATATCCGCTGGAAGATATTTCGAGAGATACACGGACAGCCCCCAGGCGGTAAGGGTATCAAAATAATCCTTTCTCGGCATTGCCTTTCCGACCACTTCGATACTCTCTGTACCCGGATAATCTGTAGGAAGATTCATCTGCCCTGGCAACTGCTCCTGGACATCTTCCGTTTCGTTTTGTACGACTTCCGGCTCACTGGATACTTTTTCTTCTACTTTCTGCGAATCTTTTAATTGTACTGTCCCAGATTTCTCTTCTTCCGTACTTTGGGACGCTTCTCTTTCTGGCTCTTTTGGCTCCCCTGAACTCGTCTCTTCCTCTGTATTTACAATGGTTTTCGGCATTTTAAATTGCGCCGGCGCAATTGGCGTTTTCTCATTTTTCTCCTCTAACTGCATTTTGGGATGATTATCTTCCGGCGGCTGCTCCTCCGCTTCCATTTCACCCTCGTCAGAATCATTTTTCTGATAGAGTGTCTGATCTTCTAATTTTTCCCTTGATTCATGCTCTTCTCCGATCGCCTCCTGCTCCACTGCCGTCTCTTCATGCTTTTTCTCAAAGATTTTCTTCGAAATCTCAAAGAACTCATCCCAGCTCATCGGCCGCGGGGTCTGACCAAACTGCTTGATCTGAATATTCTGCTCATACATCGCAGCGAAGAACAGACCCATACGAAAAGTTTTGGTTCCGGACGGATTAACAATCTCTGCCATCTTTTCAACATTCCATTCTGCGTATGCTGTGCTCTGCTCCAGCTCCTTCACCGTCTCTGGATGTATTTCATAAAACTTCCGCACCAGTTTTTCGATTGAGTCCGCCTGCTCCGCATCCGGCTCCGACTTGTTAAACCGTTTCAGCTCGCGAATGTCCTCTCGAGATGTCTCAGGACGGATCATCTGGCGATCACTTTCCGGCAGTTTCAGCATCTCTTCCAGCTGGCTTCTTCCCATATCGGCATATTCCGGCCGAAGATGTTCAGAGTATCCATCAACGGAATACTCTTTGTTGATGCTCATAAACCGGCTAGTTATAGACGGTCCCAGGCCGTATTCCGCCTGGGCAAATTCCGCTATGCTTTTGTAACCGTCCTGTTCATAGAGCTTCTGATCATCAATCTGTCTCAAAGCGTATCCAATCCGGACAAAGCTCTGTTTCACTCCCAGGAGTTCCTGTTTCAATTTCTGTTTCATCTGTACCCAGTCATCCAGGGTCAACTGCACATATTCCATACTTTCCTCCTTACGCTATGGCTGCCGACCGGATCATCTCTGACAACGTTCCTGTTTTCAGTTTCTTCAGCCAGGTATTCAGCCATTTCTGCATATTCTCTTTATCTGGTTTTCTGTCTTTATCTCCGTACCATTGCAGAATTTTCGGATTTTTTGCATCGATCTCAACTGTGATATACGGTACATCAGGCTCCTCTCTGAATCTAAGCATTAATATGTATGTCTGCCCTGTGTTGTGTTTTCCCAAGTAGGTGTTTCCTCCCACACAATGATGAAGAAGACGCCCTTCCATGACAATTTCCTCTGCTGATCGAGCCGGTCTGATGATATATCTATCGTCTTCGTAATAATATTTATTTCTGAGTTTTTTGTAGCTTTTTCGAATTTCCGGATAACGTTCTGCCACCTCTTCGAGATGTCTATCCATTTTTGCTTTGTTGGATTCCATTACCAGTTTATTATGTGCCGCCTCTAAATCCCGCGGCTGCTGATAAACTGAATTACTAAGGTCATATCCCGCATTCACTCGCATGCTCAGATAATCTGCATAAGTTATGGCCGTGTGTCTGATTCGTTCTGATGCGCTGTAGCAGCCCGTACCATACTCACATCCAGCATATTTTTCTATACGATTAAGCAACTTCTGCAAAGTCATATATCTGGTAGCCATTGCCACCTGTGCCCCGCTCAAACCGGTCTCTGCCAAATGTTCTATCTGCGTATCTGTCCAGTTCTTCCCTTGGCGTCTCTCCATCTGCATCACTTCTAGGAGATGCGTATCCCCTTTCTTCTTGATGAGCTGTTGTACCCTTTCTTTCCGAATTCCAAGGAACTGATCCGGCCTCCTGGCATTCTCATCAGCAACTATTCCGTAGTAGCATTTGACTAACTTTTCTACTATATCCGTCATTCCAAGCTTCACCAAAATTTCAATCTGTGGCGTCCGGTTATAACACTCTAAGTAGTCAATCGGATTGATTTCTCTTACGTTCTCTGCAAATTCCCGCAATGCGCTATACTGGAACATTGTCCCTTTCATTTCTTCGTAGGTTTCTGACAGGATTAATCCGGAATGGATGAAGATAGGCGATCTTCCACACAAGTTGCAGTCATCCCAAAAATCTTTTCCCGTGTATGAATTATATTTTTGATAATCTATCTGGATCTTTTTCCCTGGAGTCCAATATGCTCTCGCAATTTCTATTCCGGAAAGTTCTTCGCAGGCATTGTACATCTCTGGTTCTTTATCTCCGCAGATGAAGCCCAATATCCATTTTTTCGACACTTCCACATACCGCATAACCATTCCATTCTCTTTATACTTCTGCCCTAAAAACAGATATATGGTTTTACTATAATCTCCTTTCACTTTTCCCTGGCATTTATATTTTCCGCGTACCCCGCACATTGGACAGGTACCATACTTGCCCTCTCTCGGTTCTTCCGTCCATCTCTGGAACTGGCTTTCATAGGAGATCCCTCTTTTCCATCTTGCATCTGTTACTCCCCCGCACTTGCTGCAAGCTATCTGCGCCCAGCAACCATGCTTCTTGTAATACAAATAATGTTGGTTATGAAAACAGAGACTGTCTGCTCTGGCCAAGATCTCTTTTTCCGGTAATTCCTTGGTATGTGATATTCTGTCTGCCAGTGCCTCCTTGCGGCGCACATATTCTCTATGCTCCCTGTCCCGTCTCGCTGTCGCTACGATTTCTTTTTCGTGCCTATATATGTATTCCCACCAGCGTTTTTCATTGTAGACGGGGCTTTCGGTTTTGCAGAACTTTTTTATTCTTTCCAGATCATCTATACTTTGAAGAATATTTTCTTTCTCCGTCTGCTCCCAGCTCGATGGTTGTTCTACCCATATCATCTCTCTCCTGTCTGTCTCCACTCTCTGCCGGGTCCATTCTCCCCCTGGCCAATACGTACCGAAATCCTTTTTTGTAAGCACGATACGCACCAGCGGCGTTTCTTTGTATTTCTTTTTATTTCGATACACTTCCAGGAACAGATGCTTTTCATGGCCTACAATTTTAACCGCCGTGACACCGATGTATTTGACCTCTTCTTTTGAACTGATTTTCCGTAATCCCAAGTAAGGAATTTTTTCAATCGCTTTCTTTTTCATCCGTCCCACCTACTTCCCCATATAGTATTCCGTTATGATCTTCTTTGCCGTAGCCATGCCTGGCTCACCATGATCTACTCTGCCTGTTATTCCGGCTGCTTTTAATATTTTCTTGTCAACTGTTTTTCGATTTTTATATGACCATTTCAGCAAGGCACCAATGCAGCCGCATAAGCTCTTCCCCTTTTTGCGCACCTGGTATGCCATTACTTCATTGTTCATACACTGTGCTTTGACGTATTCTGTCCAATCAGCCAGAAGTTCTTCTGGTTTTAATTCTTCGGCCTCGACCTCGATCTTGCCAAGCGCTGCTGTCGTTGCATCACACAGCGCCGGCAGATCACCAGCGCAGAACATTTCCACGAAATCCTCTGGAATCCCATTTTCCGCAGCCATCGCCTTCAAACTTCCGATATCTCCTTCATTGAACAAATTTTCTGCCAATTCATTGATTTCCTGGAAGGAATTCATTTCTCCAAATCTCTCAAACATCCTATTTCCCTCTTTCCATTTTCTCCATCTCGCTCTGCAGCCAGGCACTGTACGCGTGCCGTCCCGGAGCGATCGTGATTGTATGTATTTTGATTAAATTTGCCAGCTGCTCCCAGCCACTCCGGTATTTGATCGACTCCCCTTTTGCATTGGTGAATCCATTCTGCTCCCACGCAGAGAGCTGACGCAGTAGCATCTGCAAAACCCACTCATCCGCTGCATGAATCGTGATCCGGCTCGGCTTTTGATACCGGCGAAGTGCTTTGATCAGAACCTGCAGCGTAATTCCATGCATTGTGCCAGTCATCTCACCCAGTTGGTATACTGTTCTCCCTCCCGGAGCTTCCAGCACATAACCCCACTTACGCTTTTTTTCCTGCGGTGCGCTTATGCTTGTCTCGACGTAAACGTCGGTCGCCATCATAGTCTGTTCGCCTCCTCTCCAGACGGATCATCGTATACTGTCTGTATTTGTATCCGGTTACCGGGTTATATCCCTCATAAATCTTTGCTATGTAATACCCTTTGCGGGGCTTTGCCTCCTCCTGCCAGCGGACAAGTTTCTGAATTTTCGGCTCCGGCAGCGGCATATTCCTTGAAGTGTTATAGCTCGTTTCTTTTAACCGCGGCTTCGCAGCGTCCCCGTTCGATTTATGTTCGGTCCGGTGTTCGCTCTTGGTCAGATAGCTGGCGATCTGGTAAAAATCTTCGCTGTAAAACTGACTGTTTTTGATTTCACACGACCAGACACCGCCTTTTCCCCATACCTGCTGTAAAATACTGGCTGTATCCCCAACCTCGTTAAGAACAATGTGGATATGCCAGGCTCCCTTTGTTCCCCGCTCAATATTCCGGATCCAGAACAATTCATATCCCCGTTTTTGATATTCCTTGCGCACTTTTCGGATTGTCTTTTGAAAATCTTTCAATGCCTCTTTCATATTGGGTGGCCTCTTGTCCTGCCGGTAAGTCAGCGTTGCAAGACAGTCGCCCTCATGGAAGTACGTCATCATCCGCAGCTGGCATCTCCGGATCTTCTCTCTCTCGTTTGCCTGCCGCATCTGCTCCTCTGTCGGCTTTTTCTTTTTCTCCCGCCGCTGTCCCGGCGCTCCATATCGGCCATCGTGGAACTCTCTTATCTCGAGAATGTCTCCCCCACGAAGCCTGTATTCTTCCCGCTTTGTTCCCATCTGTCTGTCCTATCTTTAATATCTTTATCGAGTCCGAAAAGGGCAGAAGCAAGCCCTTTCAAATCCCAATTTTTTTGTTAAAAATACAGGCGGGTTTCCCCGCCCCGTTTGACATTTCGACAGCCGGGTGGTACACTAATCTTGTGAGGATAAGTATGCCATCCGGCTACGGGCTCCTGCTTTTTGGGCAGGAGCTATTTTTTATGTTTTTCTTCGTCCTGGTCCTCATACCGGCCCAGCTTGTTGACCAGGTCGCCATACGCAAAAACAGAATCCATCTGACTCTCAAGCCGAAATGTTCCTGCGCGTTCCATCCAGATCCGGTATGTTCCATCTGGATTCTTTACCGTCAATCTCTCTTTTTTCATTCTACGTTTCCTTATCCTTTCAGTGATCCGTTCCGGATCCACGCCGCAAACACTGCGTCCCGGCGCTCTTCTTCCCACTCTTCCTGCTCCTCGCGGCACTCTTCGATGTAATCGCCGATCTTCTTTGCCACGAGCGCCAGAAGGAACATTCCAGCTCCCAGGGCGGCGCGGCCCCACAGATCCGAATCCACGCCGCCGATGTAGATCCATGTACCAACCGCGCCGACCGCCAGCGCCGCTTTATCTGATCTCTTCATTTCTGCGTCCTTTCATACCCCATCGACTCCACCGCGGCTTCCATCCGCTGGCGAACGATCTCTTTTATTTTTTCTTCTCCGAGTTCCTCTGCTGTATACTGCTGTCCCCCGATTGTAATTCGGGTAACACACATAATTTCATTCACAAAGCCTCACCTCTTCTTTATGGTATGCACCGCCCATCGGCTATGCTTTTTCCTTTGTGCAGTTTTGACCTGACCTGCCATCATCAGACACAAGGCAGTCACCCCTTGTATGACGGCCATTGCTGGCCGTTTCGGCTATTCCTATTGACTTTTGTTTTTACACTGTGTTAAAATTTCCATATCAAATTACAAAGGAAAAATTGATATGTCTTGGACTCACTCTGTTCCACTATGGCTGCAGTACACTGGCAATATTGTTGGAATTATTGGCTTTCTGATTTCTCTAAAGACCTTACAGACCACTTGTTCTGTAAAGAAACAACTCACGGACAAATATGAAGTCAAAAAATTTAATGCTGAATTTGACCAAATTATTTCAAAGATAAATTCCCATATAAATTCAATCCAGCAGGATCAGATATACAAGAATGATGCCGTTAACTCTTACTCTCAGACCCTTTCAAATTTTATTGTTGACTTAGAATCCAGCTATTCTTTCCTGCCACATGAATGCACCAGTTATTTAAAGTCAATAAAATCAGCTGTAAAACAACCAATTATCACCTCGGAAAGATGGAACAATATTGCTGAGAATCTTATTCGTCTTAGAAATTTCTTAGAAAAGGAGCATAATTCACATGAATGACAAAAAAATAGTTGAATTCATTCAAAAGCTTTCCAAAGAAACTCTTGCAAACCGTATCGCCTGGAAAAGTGTCTGTTACTATCAAAACACTTCTTTTGATGCCGATAATTCGTTATCTTTGCTTTTTCAGGAAAACGAATTTCATCATATTGACTTCTTGTCTTCCTACTATGCCGTTATAGACTTTGGCATAATTATTGTTTTAAAAGAAGAAAATGAATCCGGCCGCGATGGGCTTTTGACTTCTGGATATAGAATTTATCTTCATGACGAATCGACCGGAACTACTTCCAATCTGCGATGCGCCGACAGCCTTTCTTATCAACTTGTTAATTCCATTCAGGTATATCTGGCAAATGCTGAATCAGCTGCAGAGTCCTTTATTGATAAGTATCTTGCTTCTAATGATTCTTCAGATAATCGTCAATAAACTTTTCGACCCAGGCGGGAAGCTCTTCCTCTTCGTTTTGCTGAATAGGTGGTTTTTCCCGCTTCTTTTTCCACTTCTTTATTCTGTACTTGATTTTTCCCTTGATGTTTAATTCTGGAAACAATATGACCACTAGGCACAAGCCGTTTACCGCCAGCAGCGTTATGTTTATCATAAATAGCTCTTCTTGGGTCATCTGTCACTCCTCCTCTACACATGGTTTCCAAAAGATCATCGGATCGACATCCAGATACTTGCATACCGTAAGAAACTCATCTACTCGCAGATCACGATCCCGTTTTTCGTTGAAAAGGCTGTTATATAGTGCGCTGTAGGGAATATTCACTTGCCTTGCCATGTCTGACAGATTGAGTCTTCTATGTTTAATGTACTCAGAAACTCTTTTCGTTGCTCCATCTGTCTTCATGCTTCTTCTCACCCCCTTCCGATGTCTCCTGCCCCTCTGGTTATTTCAAAGTTGTGGTTGTATTTCAGATGGATCCATGATGGACTGGAAAATAGAAAGGGGAATTTTTTCCTCGTTCCTTTTACAGGAGGCTTTCTACGATCATTTTAACTACCGCTAAGAAAGTCCCGATTTCTAAAGCGAGCTGAGTAAGTGCTACTATCACTTTCTCAGCTTTCTTTATTTTCAGTTATCATGGCATCCTGATTACTTCCTTTGTCTTATCATGCAGTTACATGGTTGAGTTTTTCTCAACTACGTGAGAAAAAAAATAAGCGTGTATATCAGAGTATGGAATTTCTAATGCTGTAATCGCATTCTCCATTTCATCCTGTCCCCAATCCACTACATTATTTAATTTATTGCTCACAGATACCTCGGACAGCCCAATGCTGCGCGAAAATTCGGCTTGAGTCCCAAATTTTTCTTTTATTCTACCGCGCAATTTTCTATAATCGTAAGGCATTTCTTTTTTTCACCTCCTTGTTAAGTTTTTCTCAACTATTTGTATAATATCACCCGTCAAAAAAAGTGTCAATCCTATTTTTTAAGTTTTTCTCAATTTTCATAAATAATCATTGATATTTTCTCAACCATGTTTTATAATTCCATTAAAGAAATCTTTAAGGAGGACTAGTTTTGAATAAAGTTGATATAAAAGAACGGCTCAAACAATGTCTTGAAATTCGTGGAATCACTCAATCTCAATTAGCCATTCGAGCTAATATTGATAAAGGTCAGTTGAGTTCATATATATCCGGAAAGTATAAGCCTCGGCAAAACAATATAGACGCACTCGCAAAAGCTTTAAATGTCAGTGAAGCCTGGCTTATGGGATTCGATGTCCCGATGGAGCGGCAACCAGATCCAGTTCCCGCCCCTGCTCCTCTCCCCGCCGATCAGCAGCAGCTGAATGACCTCTACACGCAGCTCGACTCTTCAAATAAAAAGAAAGTCATTATCTACACCCAGAATCTCCTCTCCACCCAGCGAATGGAAGATGAGCTGCTTGCCGCACATGCCCGCACCGATGTAGAACATACACCAGAAGGGCTGCAGCATGATCTTGATATTATGAATGATGATTCCGAATGGGAGGATTAAAATATGACCGAAGATAAATTCTTTTTAACATATAACCAACAGATGAAGAAACTACGCAATGATAAACACATTATTTGTCAAGGTTCTTCTCATAAACAAATTCTTGTGCGCGCTGGTTATTTCAATATTGTTAATGGATACAAAAATCCTTTTGTGAGCGGTACAGACTCTCACGGTAACCATTCTTATATTTCTGGTACTTCCATTAACCAATTACAATCCGTCAAACGTTTCGATGACCATCTTCGAAGTTTTCTTCTTCAATATATAACACAAATTGAAGAAGAAACTCGTACTTTAGCCGGTTACAAATTTGATGAATGTAATGACAATGGTTCTATCCCATGGTATGACACAAACGCATATTCGCCCAAAAAATCTTTACAAGAAAAAATGAACGTCATTTCCAATGCTTATAGTGAATTAAGCAGAAGCCAACTTGATTATGTAAAATTTTACATGGACAACCACAAGCAAATTCCAACCTGGATCATGTTCAAAGTTATTAATTTTTCAACTTTTATAGAAGTCTTACGGTGCAGTAAACTCGACGTATCGCATTCCTTATGTAAATTGTACGGATTGGAAGATAACGATGGACATTGTAATGTAAAGCTGCTGATTGGTTCATTACACTGGCTCCGCAAAGTCAGAAATTCCTGTGCGCACAATGAACGTGTTTATTGTCTTACAAGAAAATCTGGATCTCATGGGCATTCTGGAAGAATTATTGAAAAATATTTTCGTTCTTTAGGACGTAGTTATTCCAGAGATCTCAACCAAAATATTTTTGACTTGCTCGTATATTTTAAATATTTTCTTCCAAAAAGTGAATATAAACAGTTTATCTCTGATTTCAAAAAAATGCTATTGGATCTTCAATCAAAAATTCACCCGCACGCTTTTGATTATGTTCGCGGACAGATCGGTATTAAAAATTTAGAAGATTTGGATTTACTAATTGCGCTTCCTAAAGATGAAATAGAGTACAATAAATTTGATAAATCCGATATTTTTTAGCAAATAATAAAATATAGACCACAAATACTTCTTAGAATGTCTAAAAAAACTTCTTTTAAAGTTTGCAATATTTTTCTCTTTATAGTAATATACTTCTACGGAGAGAACCATATTGATTATGGTTGAAAGGCACTCATGCAAGTATTTGCGTGGGTGCCTTTTAATATGCGAAAATATGTTCGTTTCAAATAGTTTTAAAAAGAGGTGGTGCATTTGAACTACGAAGAACTCTTGGTCACTGCGGACAAGGCCGGACTGAAAGTTCGGGAAAAAACACTTTCCGAACAAAATGGTCTGATCCGTGGCAGAAGAATTGCCATTCGGAAAAATTTAACAACCCAAACTGAAAAATCCTGCGTTCTTGCTGAAGAACTGGGACACTATTTTACCAGTCATGGAAATATCTTAGATATGGACGAAGTGAAAAACCGGAAGCAGGAACTTCGCGCCCGCCTGTACGGATACGACATGCAGATCGGCCTGCTCGGCATCATAGAATGTTATAAACACCACTGCCGTTCACTCTATGAGATGGCAGAATATCTGCAAGTAACTGAGGAATATCTAAACGAAGCGTTGGAATGCTACAGCAGAAAATACGGTGAAAATCTTGTTACAATAGACAACTATGCGATCCGCTTCGTTCCGTCCTTACAAGTAACTGAATTTTGGAAATGATTTTTTTCTTTCAAAGTGTAATTTTTTTAATTCTCAAACGTATTTATATGGGATATTATATCCAATTTATATTGAGGAGTGGTGCCTATGATTTTGCTTCATATGGAATAAAAATTTAATATACACTATTAGGAGGACTTACCGAATGTCACAAAAGAACCCATGGTACTTAAGCACTTTATTTATCTGTCTACTTTTTGCTCTTTGGTATTTTTTTATTCCGCCTGTGATCGGAATTGTACTGCTTTGTGTTCGCGCACACAAGGAAAAACAAAAGAATCTTCAAATTGCCGAAATCTATGATCAAAATACTCGATTGTCAGAAAGTAATATTGCACTCTCTACTGAGAATACCACATTAAAGCAAACGATTGAGGAAACAGGTATTACAGAATATTCTCAGGCCAAAGAAAAAATAGCTCAACTTGAATCCGAGGGACAAGCCAAGCTCGATAAGCTCAACCAGGACATTCAAGATATTAATGCTTTAACCACCAATTTATGGTCTGAGCTTGAAGAGCTACAGCAGCGTGATGACAAATTGAAAAAATCTGTTTCTACCCAAGAGCGAAAGCTTTCTCGGAGTAAAGAACTGTATAACAGTATGGATTATGCTTTGAATACATTCTTTACAACTGATGCCCCATATAGTGCTTGCCGCTTAACCGAGCGCGACATTAACGACGCCGAATTAATTGCCCCGTCTGTTATTTTGAAATTACATTGTATGGATGTAAAGAGCTTAAAGAAGGCTTATCGTGAAAACGAAAAGCTTATCGAGTCTCTAATGACGCAATATTCTGCACGGTATACCACCAAGGCAAACAGATCCATTTACGAGCTCTTGACAATTTCCATTCAGTCGGAAGCACAAAATATTCTTTACACGCTCAAATACGATAAGCTTGATACTGCAATTGAAAGTATAAAGAAAATAACAGCAAAATATCTTAAGATTGCGGGCGAAGGAAATCAGGCTATCGCAGGTACACTTACCAAGTTCATTGGTGAAATGGAATATCTGCTCATTAATTCTATTAAAATAGAGTACAATTATTATGTAAAAAAAGAGCAAGCTAAACAAGAACAGTTGGCTCTTCGTGAACAGATGAAGCAAGAAGCCGAAGAACGTAAAGCTCTTGAGCAGGAAAAGAAACAAATTCTGAAAGAAGAAGAAAAATTCAATGGGGAAATCACAAAATTGCAGCATAGCTTAGAAACTGCATCTGATGATTCAGATGTTGCAAAGCTGAAAGCCAGAATCCTTGAACTTCAGTCACAACTTAGCGATGTCGTAGTAAAGAAAGAAGAAATCACCAATCTTCAGAACGGAAAAGCTGGTACTGTTTACATCATAAGCAATTTAGGTTCTTTTGGAGAAGATGTCTTCAAAGTCGGAATGACCCGGCGGCTTGATCCAAATGATCGTATAAACGAACTTGGAAATGCAAGTGTTCCATTCAGGTTCGATGTACATAGCTTCATTTTCTCACAAGATGCTGTCGCTTTGGAAAACAAAATGCATGAAATTTTGAATGATCGCCGTGTAAATAAAGTAAATATGCGCAAGGAATTTTTCAAAATTTCAATTGATGAATTGGAAAAAATTGTTGATGAAATTGAACCTACTGCCGAATTTAACCGAACCATGGTAGCAGACGAATTCAGACAATCTCTTTCCAGTGATTCTAATTATACAAGCACTTATTCTTCCGATGACGACGAAGAAGATTTAACCGAATAAAAAAACCGCCCCGGTGCGCCAACACCAGGACGGCTCAGTAACATTCCGAAGAATGATACCTGTTCAGCAAAGCATATTGTATCATC